GGTGAGTTTGAATCTTTATGGAAGGAAGCACAGGGAACCGTAGCTGAAAGAGAAAAGCGTATTTCTGAACTAGAGCAACAACTCGACTCAGAAAGAACAGCTACTCAACAGCAAACGATAAAAGCACAGGCTGTAAACGCTTTCTCACAAGCAGGCGTTCAACAACCTGAACATATGTATGCCTTGCATCAGGACAAACTACGCATGAACGGAAATGATTTGATGGTTGTCAATGGGGGCGTTGAACAACCGTTGAATAGTTTTGTTGATGGCCTGAAGTCCCCTGATAGTCAATTTGCATATATGTTTGCTTCTTCTGGTGCGAAAGGTATGGGTGCTGTTGGAACAACTCCAAATTCTATTGGTGGCCAGGAAAATCCTTACACCACTGGAAATTTTTCCGCTGTTGTGAAATTGGAAGCTGAGAACCCCGAATTAGCCGCCCGATTTAAAGCACAAGCAGCAACGACAAAGTAAACATTTACCCTTTTAAAAATGGGAGTCTTTCAAGGTAACTTTGGAAGTGGAGGCTCTAATGCCTCAACTTTCACTTCTGATATTGATTCAGCAACTCGGTTAGCTACATCAGCGCCTTTTGCTAAGTATCTAACAGAAGAAATATTTCAACAAAGTGCATTTATTCAATCTGGTGTTGTCCAATTGGATAGCCGTCTGAATAACATCACAGGAACTCGCGTCGAGCTTCCCTTCTTTAACAGTTTTAGTCCAACAGAAGAAATTGTTGCTTCAAATGCAACCTGGGGTTCTAACTCTTCTGGTTATTACACAACCCAGAAAACAACAGCAGCAACTCAGTACGGCACAATCACAACAAGAGGTTTTGCTGTAGCTGCTGATGATCTTTCTCAAGTGCAAACTGGAGAGGATGCTTTAGCTAACATTAGAGGTCAATTATCCGCTGCAATTAACAAGCTTAATACAGCTAAGTTGACATCAATGTTAACTGGAATTGTTGGACCTTCTGGCCCACTTGCAGCTACTAATGCTGTTGGTAAAGCTGCAACAACTGGAACACTTGCAGAAACAAATTACTTATCTGCTGCAAACGTCACTGAAGCAAAATACAAACTTGGTGAAAAAGCTTCTGATGTAACAACAATTGCTGTTCATCCAAAAGTGGCTGCTTACCTAGAGCAAGTAGGTATGCTCACATTCTCCACTTCTGCTTTAGCCGCTGCTGGGGCCGTAACTTGGGGAGCTGGAGGCGTTGGCGTTGACAACTCTCAAGTTGGCCGTTTCGCTGGCTTGAATGTTGTTGTTGATGAACAGCTTCCAATTAGAGGAACATCAGGACAGCATGAGCAATTCGTTTGCTATCTAATGGGTGCTGGTGTTGTAAGAACAGGTTCACAGTTCCCTCTTCTGATCGAGACAGACAGAAACATCTTGTCTCTTCAGAACAACATGGCTGTTACCTATAACAACATCATGCACGTCATAGGAACAACTTGGAGTTCAGCTTCTGATGGGCCAACAAACGCTGCTTTAGCAACAGCAGGCAATTGGGGCGCTGCTTTTTCTGAGAAGAGAAACATCCCTATTGTTGAGTTAGTTGTAAACTCTCCTTTTGGTGGCACTGTCGCTTAAGCCTCGCTAGGCTAAAGATGCTTCAGTATCGGTCTGCTGGAGTGATGCTTGATTAAAAGAGATGGATTTGGGGGGCTTGCATTCCCCCCTTTTTCATTTGTATTTTTCTTTTAAACCTATGTGTGGACTTAAAAGAATGATGTTTTATAAGGGAAAACCTGAAGCAAAAAATTCAAGGTCTAAAGTAATTAACCTTCCCCCTAGAGAGGCGCAATTAAAACAGTTACAATTAAATTTAATGGGCTGGAAACTTCTTTATTCCTATGACATTTGATTCAACGCTGGGAGGGAAAGATTCAACATCTTATATTCCAGTTGCAACAGCAGATACTATTTTTGGGAACAGTCTCCAAAACACTGAATGGACTGCATTAACTACAGCTCAAAAACAAACTGCATTAATGGCTTCTACTGAAAGCCTAGAAGTTCTTTCATTTTTAGGTGATCGCTGTACTCCAGCAAAAGATGATTCAACAGTAGAACAAGCGCTTCAATGGCCAAGAAAAAATGCAAGTTGCAAAGGAGTAAAAACAACAGAAACAGCAATCCCTCTTCCTATTCGTCAAGCCTGCGCTTATTTAGCTTTGGCATTACATAAAGATTCAGATGCAATCATTGGAGGAGGTGCAAACAATGACACAAAAGGAAGTTTAAAAACTCAACAGCTTGGAGAATTAAGACAAGAATTTTATGATGTAAAAGAAGGGGCATCTATAAAAGTTGATGCCTCAGCTCCAATTGTTTTACAAAAGTTTCCCTGGTTAGTAGATGTATTAAATTGTTGGTTAATTGGTTCCTTTGGAGCAAGTAAAGTTCTTTTGAGGGTTAGAAGCTAATGGCAGCTCCACAAGATATTTGGGCAAGACCTCTTGCAAAATCATTAGTTGATGCCTTTAGGGTTCCAAGCCTTTCTTATATAAGGGTTTCAACTGCTTACAACACAACAACAGGTTTAACGACAGATACAGAGACAACCTATACAGGAGCTGGAGCGTTAATTAAATCATCTAATAATGAAGAGACTGGAGAACTAGGAGGTAATGAAAGTATTGATGTTTGGATTGACCTCCAGGGGATAGGGGATATATATCCAACAACAAATGATTTTATTTCTTACGACAGTAAAAGATGGAGAATCCAATCTATAGATCCTAAATATTCAGGAGATTCAAAATATGCCTGCAAGGTAAAAGCTTTTGCTGCTTAATTAGCGTCATAGATACGAAAGCCAAAACTAAAACGATTACAAGTGCTTCCTACTGAATGCCAAAAATATGGCTTTTCTCCTTTCAATTCAAACTGCCTAATTGTTAAACCCTTGTCATCATAATCTGTAATTATTTTTCCTTTTTCATCCTCATACTTAAAAAAAGATTTTTGATCTTCATCAGCGTAAACAATATATAAAACTGTTTTGCAAGGGTCTAAGCAATTTGTATGCCATCCCATAAAACCAGAATCTGGATAATAAAATGATCCACTCATAAAAACAGACTTAGCCGAATAAATTCTCTTTAATATCTCAACAATTTGATTTTCTACAGGTGATTTAATATGCTCTAAAAAAGGAGAAAAATCTTTCATATTAGTTTCTTCTCCAGCCTGATCAATGTTTGATTCATCTAATTTCTTTTTCAACTCTAAAGCTTCTGCACTAATAAAAGTTGCAGCATTATTTACATAATTAACATTAATATTATTTTTTATTTTCCTTATAGCTGGCTCAATAATTGAAAGTAATTCCTCCCCAATTTGAGGAGGAAAAGGATTTCTTAAAACAGTCAAGAGGCAGGAACAAAAGAACCTTGAGTTGGGGTCTTCTCTTCTGAGATTTTAAGAGCTAAACCATCTTCTACTGCCTTAACCCCATCGGCACCAAGAACAGCTTTCACATCAGCAATAATATCTTCTGTTTTTAAGGCTGTTCTCTCATTTAAAGTTTCAGGTTTTGTTAGATTAATAGCCCCGTAGGAATGAGCCGAATAATCACCATCAACTCTAAGAACAGTCCAATGGGCAGTATGACAAAAGCCGTCGCTAATGTCATAATCCACATTTGCTAGACCCCAAGTTGTTGTTGCTGCCATTGTGTTAAACAATTAATGGGATTAGTTTAGCCCTCAGGAGGGGTATCAACAGGGCACTCAGGATTTTCTTGTTTCACCTGATCTTCTAATTCTGCATATTGTGCATTTTTGAGATAAAAATCACCTGCAATTTGATCTCTCTCCTTTATGAGCTTTTCTATCTCTGCGCTTAATTCGTTGCTTTTTTTAGCTAAAGCTTCTGCCTCTGCTTTGCGTTCGTCTCTGCGTTCTGTAAGTGTTGACATAAAAAATAGTTAGATCATTATAAGTCTACATGTTTGAGCAATAGCGACCATTACGGCTTTTACTAAGAAGGTTTGTCAGCAATCAATTTAGCTTTCCACGCATCCTTTACGGCGGTGGTCCAAGCTGCTGTACAAATGCTTTTTACTTTGTCTGCAATAGCAGTCACGCCATCTGGCTCTTTATCTAAAGGATTATCTACTAAATTGTCGGATGCGTCTAACGTACCAGGATCTAAAACAAAGCGCTCAAATT